AGGCCGCAGAGGCTGGCGTTGAGAAGCCGAACATCACGAAGCACGTTCTCAGGTTCCTTGATAACCCTCACATTGATGACAAAGAAAAAGCCAAGAACCTCGAGCGGTGGGCAGCACTAGGCGACGACGTCCTGAGGATGCGTAGCGAAGGCGAGTTCATCACAGACTCCATCTTGTGCTACCCAACATTCAGCATGCACGTTCACGGATTCGACCGTGAGCTGCTGCCGCAGAACGTGATTCCCGACGATTGGTGCAAATACGTCGCGATCGATCCTGGCCATGCCGTGACGGCTTGCCTGTTTGCGGCTGTTCCGCCCGATGAGTCCATGCTGTTGGTCTACGACCAGCTTTATATCCGCCAGTGCAACGCCGTCATCTTCGGAGAAAAGATGGCGCAGAAGGCAGAACGCCAGCGGTTTTATGCGTTTGTAATAGACATGCACGGTGGCCGGCTGCGTGAAATCGGATCAGGTCGTTTGCCAGTGGAGCTGTACACGGAGGAGCTCCAGAAGAAAAACGTCAAAAGCGAGACGACGGGGTCGAGCTTCATTGCGGGCTGTGATGACATTCAGGCTCGCATGGCCGCCGTGCAGAACTACATGCACATCCGGCCGTCTGGAACCCCCCAGCTTCGCATACTGCGGGGCACCTGCCCTGACCTAGAGCGAGAGATCAAGCGCTATAAGAAAAAGACTCAGTTGATCGGCGGCTCTTACATCGTGACCGATGCGCCAAACACCAGAGGCGAGGTGCATGCTTGCCAGTGTTTGGAATACCTCTGTGCCTATCGGCCGCGATACCACAAGCCTAAAATTGATGAGGGGCCGGACCCATGGTACGTCGAGTGGGCGCGGAAGCGCAATCGTGCCAAAAAGGCTCAGTCCGAAAACTTCATCTTCTTGGGCCCGCAGTCAGGAGCAAAACATGCCGACCGACTCTTTTAGTCCACCGCAGGTAAAGATTGGCGACATGGTGTACTGGTACAGCGATCCGCTGTCATGCGCCGAACCTAACATGGGGTGGGTGAGTCAGCGTCCAGGCGCACAGACAATCAGCGTTCTTGTGTTTACTCCGTACACGGGCTTTCAAGAGAAGCCTTCTTGCCGACACCGGACGGATCCGGGTTTGCAAGAGAACGTGGATTGGCGGCAGTGGGGATGCTGGGAATTCGCACCGTCGACGCTTCAGCTCAAGAAGCTGGAGGGGATGATGGGGCAGATCGCGGCGGCAACGGAACACATGGCCCTTGCAAGGAAGCAAGATAGTGGAGCCAAGCACAGGTGAAGATGCGCTCAAGGCGCTAGCGGCGGGCTGGCTCAAGAAGATCCAGCTCTCACTGAAGCACAAGCGACCGTTTTCGGAGGACGCCAGAGAAGCAATGAGCTTCTTTGACGGCCCCCACAACTGGTTCTGGCGCGACACGTACGCACGTTCCGAGTCGGGCTACAACCGTGCTATCTCGCCGCCCGGATTTCGAATGCAGGTCAACCGTGTTTTTGAGGCCGTAAAGCTGTTTGGAAGTGTGATCTACCACCGCAATCCAGTGCGGACGGTCGAGCCGGCGCACTATCCGTTCATCTCGCCAGATGAGCTTGGCATCCAAGATCCAAACGGAATGGCCGCCTACGAACAGGCTGCACAGGAAACTGTACAGAAAACGGCTGTCCGCAAGGCGACGGCGATGTTGCTTGAGAAATACCTCAACTACACGCCAAACGAACTTGACCTTAAGACGCATTCTCGTCGCACTGTGGACGAGGCAATCATCAAGGGCATGGGTCTGTGGTGGACGGAGATGGTCACGCTTCCCGGCTCGGGCCAGAGGTTCATCGGCTCGTTTGCTGATTCCGTAGACAACTTCACGATGGACCCGGATGCCACAGAGATTGAGGACATCCTGTGGTGTGCTCGTCGCTGCACGCATCCTATCGACGTTGTGGCGGCGCAGTACGGATTGGATCGCGATCAGTTGAAGGGGCACCTAGAGGGCGCCAACTCGCTTGACCTGGCGGCCGGCGAGCAAGTGTTCCTTGATGACGAAGTGCAGACCAATCACCGCCGAGCGGGCAAGAGCAACGAGCTTGTCACCTACTGGAAAATCTTCAGCAAGACGGGGCTTGGCGACAGACTCAAGGACATGCCGAAAGACCTCGTCGGCACGTTCGATGGCATAGGCGACAATTGCTACATCGTCGTGTGCGAGGGCGTTGATTTCCCGCTGAATATTTCCCCAGAGCTTCTTGGTCAGCAGGTGTCTGAGGAGACGGGAGTTCCTGACGAATTGTTTCGTGCCGTTCAGTGGCCGATTCCGTTCTGGGCAGAGGCAAACGGATGGCCGTTTACGCCGCTCGACTTCCATCGCAAGCCGGGATACATCTGGCCGATCAGCCACATTAAGCCCGGCATCGGTGAGCTGCGGTTCTTAAACTTCGCCTTGTCGTTCGTGGCCCAGCGAGCCGCCATTAGTTGCGAAACGCTCATCGGCGTGAGCAAGGCGGCGGATCAGGACATCAAGGATCAGATCCTCGACACAAGCCAGAAGGGCTTCAAGATCGTGGAGATCTCCGAGACGCTTGGTCGAAGCGTTAACGATCTAATCTCAGTGTTTCAGTTGCCCGACGTATCGCCAGAGCTTTGGAAGATCATCGACGCTGTCACGCAGATGTTTGACAAGCGAGTCGGCTTGACAGAGCTGGCGTACGCAATGACGTCGAGTCAGATCAGGTCGGCCACAGAGGCGTCGGTGAAGGCCGAGCAACTGTCGGTCAGGCCGGACGACATGGCGAATCGGCTCGAGGACGCTATGGCTCTGATGGCTCGCAGGGAAGCGTTTGCGGCCCGATGGTTGCTTGAGCCTAAGGACGTTGAGCCGATTCTTGGCCCGCTTGGTGCGGCCGCTTGGGCTCAGTACGTGAACGTAATGGACCCCGCCACGATCGCCCGAGAGTTTGACTATAGAGTCGAGTCGGGGTCTGCGAGAAAGCCGAACAAGGCGACGAGAGTCGAGCAGATGCAGGCCGCTCTCCAGACGCTTGGCCCGATCTTGCAGGGGCTGGTGTCGTCCGGCGTGGTGGACCCTCTCAACGCTCTCATCAGCGACTGGGCGGAATCTCTCGACATCGACGCCAAGCCGTATCTCATTCCGCCACCACCTCCGCCGCCACCGCCGGGAGCTATGGGGCCGGGACCGCAAGGGCCACCGCCTGGACCGCCTCCTGGTGGCCCGCCACCTGGCCCTCCAGGCGAACCGCCACCGCCGCCGCCTGATGCAGGGCCGGTTCCACCGCAGGTTCCGCCGGAGATGAATCCATGAGCTACGTTCCGCAATCCGTCATTTCGGCTGGACCAGACGCCGTTGCCCATTACAAGCGATCCGTAGCCTCAGGAGCCACTGAGCGGTTCGCGGAAATGGTTGCCCTTCAGCAGCCGCCCGGCACAAAGGGCACAGACAGGGCGTTTATGCAGGGACGTCTAGCTGGCGAGTGGATGAACAATATGCCCAAGAGGCAGGCCGACCGCATGGTGCAAGATGCCAAGCGAGCGGGCATAAACACTAGTGGCCGGTTCTACATGGGGGGATTGGCTGATAAACGTGGGCACATGGACCCGGAGGCATGGGTAGACAGCACGGCAGACATCGTTCGGGTGGCCCAAAAACGGAACCTCGAGGTTCACGGAATCGTTGATTACGTGCCTCCCGACAAGGGGCCGCCTAAGGAAGTGGAGATCAACCCAAAGATTCTGCGGGAAAACGTTCGCAAATACATGAAGGAAAACCCAAAGATTTCACGGGGCGAGGCCACAGAGATCGTCAAAGACAAGATCGTCCCAAGCTGGAAGCGAAAGAAGAACTAGTATGCCGTACAAAGTTGAACGCAATTCGTCAGTCAACGCGCCTGTCACGTTTCAGGCCACCTCGTCCGCAACGGCCAAGCTGTCGTACGGTGCGGTGGGCGGAGGCATGGCTATCGTGACTGCCGTCAGCGGGGCCACCTCGCTGTCGTGGTATGTGGCCTCTGATTCCGGGTCAGCCTTGTACCCGGCCTACAACGCCAGCGGCGCACTGACCACATCCATTGCCGCTGGCCGGGCCTACAAAGTGCCCGACGAATTGTTTGCGGCTCCGTACATTGCGGCTGTCACCGACGCCGGCACCGCCACTGTTGTCCTTTGCGTGAAGGGGTAAGTCTTGTCCAACACGATTCGCATCAAGCGTCGCACCAGCGGAGCCACCGGAGCCCCGTCGTCTCTCGCCAATGCAGAGCTCTGCTTTAACGAGATGGACTCGACGCTCTATTACGGCAAAGGCACGGGCGGCGCTGGCGGTTCGGCTACTGCGATTATTGCGATCGCGGGTGATGGCGTGTTTGCCACAAAGGCTTACGTCACTTCAGCCATCTCTGGCGCCACTCCTGCTGGATACGCGCTCCTGAGCGGTGCGTCATTTACCGGCGACGTAACGATCGCTGGGACGCTGACGGTCAACGGCACGGTCGAGACGATCAACTCGACCACTGTCACGGTCTCCGACAAGAACATTGAGATCGGCACAGTAGCCAGCCCGACCAACACGACGGCTGACGGTGGTGGCATCACGCTCAAGGGCACCACCGACAAGACGCTTACGTGGGTCAACTCTACGTCGGCCTGGACTAGCAGCGAAGATTTCAATCTGCTGACCGGCAAGGTTTTCAAGATCAACAACGCCTCTGTGCTATCCAGCACTGCGCTGGGCTCTGGCGTCACTGGCTCCAGCCTGACGGGCGTTGGCACGCTCACATCTGGAACGTGGAACGCATCGGCCGTTCAGCCAGCTTACGGCGGCACGGGATTGACCAGCGTTGTCTCCGGACTGCTGAAGGGCAACGGCACGGTGTACTCGGTCGCCACCGCCGGCACCGACTATCTGAGTCCGTCCGACACCATCGACGGGGGTAGCTACTGATGGCCAACGCCATTCGACTGAAGCGCAGTGGAACCGCCAGCAGCGTTCCGCAGACGACCGACTTGCAGTTGGGCGAGCTCGCCCTGAACTACAACGACGGCAAGCTGTACTACAAGACATCCGCCGGGACGATCGCCGCCATTGCCAACGGCATTGCGCCAGTGACCAGCGTTGCCGGGCGCACTGGCACGATCACATTGACATCTGCTGATGTTTCCGGCGTCGTGTCCACGAACACCACCGGCATCACGGGCGCCACCACTGTGACGAACATCGTCCAGCTTACGCAGGCGCAATACAACGCCATCTCGTCTCCCGTATCGACTACGCTCTATGTACTCGTGGGGTGACGCATGGCGGTTAACACCGGTTCGTCAACTCCGTCGGCCTACAAGATGGGCTCGTCGACCGTAGCAGCGGTCTACTGCGGCTCCACAAAAGTGTGGCCCGTCGTCACCGTTGCCGGTGCCCCTACTGGCGTGACGGGAACCTCTGGCAACGCGCAGGTGTCTCTGTCGTGGACGGCACCGTCATCCAACGGCGGGGCGTCTATCACGGATTACACGATCCAGTATTCGTCAAACAGCGGAAGCACTTGGACTACGTTCTCTCACACCGCCTCCACTTCGACGGCCGCTACCGTGACGGGCCTGACTAACGGGACGGCCTACGTGTTTCACGTTGCTGCCGTGAACAGTGCCGGCACATCGAGCTACTCCACTAACAGTTCGTCGGTTACTCCCGCCGCTTCCGGCGGTGCCACTTTCTCAAGCGCCAACGCTACATGGACGGCATTGTTCTCTAGTGGCTCCGGGACATCTGCGTCTCCGTACACTCGCACCGGAGCGTACTCCACAAATTTTGCTGGTGCTCAAGCCACTGTCGTCAGCGGCGGGACGGTGCGGATTACCGGATCGATGTACAGCGATTTTGGCGTGGAGGTATTCAAGAACGGGAGCACTACTGGCGGGTACGTGATTGCGGACTCCAACGGCGGCAACGGTGCTTCTTACACGCTCAACGGAACCATCACAGTATCTGCTGGCAATACCATCCGCATCGGAACGTCTGGCACTGACGGATACGTGGTGAATGCCGGGCAGACAATCAATATCTGGTGGCAGTAGCACATGGCTGAATACCTTCGCATCATTCCCACCCTTAACAGCACCGCCGGCCTTGCGCCGAAACCGGAAGAGCTGTACACGGGCGAGCTGGCTCTCAACACAGCGGATGGAGTTCTGTACACCAAGAACGCTGACGGTATGGTCATCCGGTGCGGCGTTGGCCCGACCACCACAAGCGGTCCGACGCCACCTCAAGGTGGGTGCTGCGGCGACTACGGTACATACAGCGGCTCCGGAGACCTTCCAGGAATTGACGCCGTGTACGCGGCGTGCAGTGGCACTAACCTCATCGTTCGCTGGGTGCAGTCCGCTTCGCAGTCGTGTGCAACCAGCATCGCTGGCTTCATCGTGCAGCAAAAGCTGCCGACTGATTCGGCGTGGCAAGACTCCATTCACGTGGGGCCATCCGGCAGCGTGGCAATGGTTCCGCAGCCGGTCGCCGGCACAATGTTTCGCGTCGTTGTTGTTGGCGTGAATGGCGAGACGCTGGCGTCCGAGCCAGTGCCTGCGGACGCCTGTGGTTCTTGGTCTTGCGGAAGCACTGGATGCGCCGCTGACAGCGGGTTTGCCGACGGCATCATTCGATTCACAACGAAAAGTCAGTGCGATGCAGTGTGCGACGCGATTGGAAACCGCCCGACCGCGACATGCAGAACGGCTGTTGGCGTAGCGTCCGGCTGGACCGCAACCACCTGCTTCGTGGACGCCGGTCAGTTAATGTCGTTTACGGCTAGCGGTATTGTGATATTTAAGGCCGCTCCTGACAGCTATGGCGGCAACACTGCCAACCCTGACGGAATTATTGGATACACAGATCCTTTTGCGTACAGCGGATGCAATCGCGTTTACGGGAAGCACATGGCGCTGATCGGCAGGATCGGAACGAGCGGCACGCCATTCGTCATCGGCAGCAGCGCAACAATAACGGCGACTGCGTCTGGCGTTCTGTGGCTCGCGGCCAACGACAGTTGCAGCACAGACAACTCTGGCACGTATCAAGTATCTATGACACTAAGTAACCCGGCGCCATGAACCCAATCCAATTCAAGCGGTCGTGCACTCCTGGCCTTGTGCCGTCTGCCTGCGAGATGGCAGAGGGAGAGCTTGCGCTCAACCTTGCCGATGGCGTGGTCTACAGCAAGGACTGCAACGGGCAAGTCGTGCAGATTGCCGGAGGAATTCCTGACGCGATCGACGGAGGAAGCTTTTCTGGTAGCGCGCCAACAGTGAATGCTCCAGTCACGACGCAGTCTACCGTCACAATCACGCAGCAGCCTAAGAGCGCTTCGCACGCCACAGGGCAGGTGTACGGCGCTGGTCAAGTGTCTGTGGTAGCCACAGCAACAGCCGGCACGCTGACGTACCAATGGCAGCTTTACACCAGTAGCTCCGGCTGGGTTGCAGTGGTTGACGGCGCGCTTGTGGGTTCGTGGCTCAAAGCGTCTGGAGCCACGTTGTCAACGCTCACGCTGTACGGTCCATACGCCCCCGTCACGCTTCGGTGCGTTGTCGCAACGGAAACATCCACGCCAGTCATCAGCGATTCCGCAACTCTAGACCCAACGTAAAAGGTCGAGCCGTGACACGAATCATCGTAAAGAACAACCCGAACGCAGGCGTGAGCCCTGATCCGTCCGAGCTATCGGTCGGTGAGCTGGCGATTAACACTGGCGACGGGAAGCTGTACACCAAGCTGGCGTCTGGAGCCATTGCTCAGGTAAGCGGATCGTCGGCTGGTGGCGGCGACCCCGACGGCGGCACGTTTGCCGACAACCTAATTACGCCGGCTGATTGCAGCACGCTTCCGATCTGTGGACTTGTGGATGGAGGGAACTTCTAAATGCCGTCCGCATTGGCCCGCATACAACTGCGTCAAGGTTTGTCGTCCGATTGGGTGACCTCCAATCCCGTCTTGGCTTCTGGCGAGCCAGGAGTCGAGAGCGATACGCTCAAGATGAAAGTTGGCGACGGCACTCGCGTCTGGAACCAGCTTCCGTACGTAGGGGAGTCAGGACTTGCTGGCACGTTTGTGACCAGCGTGAACTTGAAAACCGGAGCTGTCACCCTTCTTCCGTCTGACCTGCCGGGCCTGTCCGGCTTCATCAAGACCGTTGTCGCTCAGACCCTAGCTCCGGGAGCAAATGTTGGCATTTCGGAGCTGACGGCGGACGGACGCCTTACCATTTCTTCTTCTGGCTCTACCAGCGGCGGATCGACGGGAGGCGCGGTCACCAGCATCAACGGCCAGTCCGGCACCATAGGCTTGATTGGGAAAAGCGGCATCGCAGTTTTTAACGGCACGGTCGCTGGTGAAATTGACATTGGAGTGGCATCTGGCGGGACTTGGGGCGGCACCCCAAGCGCTCCGTCGGCACCCGCAGGTGTCGCAGCCGTCGGCCTAGATGCTAGAGCGCAGGTGTCGTGGACAGCATCCGCCGGTCTGCCGGTTCCTCAATACTACACTGTGCAATCGTCTGGCAACTCCGGGCTAACGTGGCAGACGTTCGGCAACACATCCGGACCTGTCACTTCCGTCACTGTGACAGGGCTTGCAAATGACACGCCGTACGTATTTCGAGTGAGCGCGACGGCAGGCGCTCAGACAAGTGCATACAGCGACGTTTCGCCGCCGGTCATTCCCACCGCTGCTATTCAGCCGCCGACGCTGATCGAGCTGTCCGCACGCTCAATTGCAGAAAACAATGCAGTGGACGCTGTGATCGGCACG